GGTTTAACGCGGCTATGAAGAATGAAGAAATGGCTGAGGGTTTAGAAAAGCAACTACTTCATTTAGTCGCAATGTCTACTTATTTTCAAGGAAAACTAGAATGAGCGAAGAGATTGATCACGTCCCAAGCGAGCAAGTTGAACAACGCTCCGCACAATGGTTTCTTGAGCGACTAGGCCGCGCTACTGGTAGCAAGTTTAAAGACGTTATGGCAACCACTAAGACCGGCGAATCAGCGTACCGTAAGAAGTATAAGATTCAATTGGTTGCAGAGCGTATTACAGGTAACGCTACAACATTCTTTGTCAATGCAGCGATGCAGTGGGGAACAGATCACGAAGACGAAGCAGCCGAGCAATTCAGTATTCACACGGGTTTGCTATTGGATGAAATTGGCTTTGTTAAACATCCAAATATTATGTGTGGCGTATCACCTGATCGCATTATTCATACCGATGAAGGCACAGCTATTTTGGAAATCAAATGCCCTGAAACATCCACCCACGTTGAATGGATGCTGGAGGGCGGTTTACCTGATCAACATAAACCGCAAGTGCAGGGCCAGATTTGGCTGATGAACGCGCCTTATGGATATTTTTGTTCATACGATCCCCGAATGCCAGCCAACGCTCAATTATTCATCGTTCGAGTTGAGCGTGATAACGAATACATCAGCAAGCTGGATACTGCTATCAGACAATTTCTGTATGAAGTAGATGAAATGGAAGCACAACTACGCAATTACGCGATTAAACTTTAAGGAGAACACTATGCAATTGATCGGACTAGCACGAATTGGTAACGAACCCGAAATCCGTTACACCAAAAACGATGACGCAGTATTGAGCCTGTCTTTGGCCTACAACTACGGTCGCAAGGGCGAAGATGGATTCAAGCCTAGCCAGTGGGTAGACGGCGCACTGTGGGGCAAATTAGCTGAAGCATTGCAGCCCTATCTAAGCAAGGGCAGCACAGTATGCGTGACGCTCGATGATCTGCACGTTCAAACTTACGAAAAGAAGGACGGTTCATCCGGCAGCAAACTGGCAGGACGCATCACCAGCATCGAATTGACCAAACGCGATGCACCAGAAGAAGCACCCGCACCTAAACGGACTGCTGCTGCGGAACCTAAACGTGATGCTATGGAAGGTTTTGAGGACGATATACCTTTCTGACCAAGTCTTTGATTCTAAAGGATATTTTAACAGTATTGCGCGTGAGATATAAATTTATTGACAACACCAAATCTCACGCATATATTAAGGAGGTCTAATGCCAAAGCAGACAGACAAATTAAATGCGGATGGTGAACAGTGGTTTACCGTGCGTGTTGATAAACAAATGTTAGATAAGTTGAAACAACTGGCTGAACAGCAAGAACGCTCAGTCAGTCATCAAATCCGGTTTATGTTGAAAGAAGCATTATCTAAAATCAAATAAGGAGATTCATTATGCGTACCACCACGCTGTCTGAAGCCCAAAGTCATTATGACAATCTAACACCACCCGATGATTATGATCCAATTGATTGTATTTCAGATTATGAATACCGCAAGTTGTCTCGCAAAATAGCGCGGGAAGAGTGGGAAAGCATTATCGAATACGTGCTCGAATCCACTGATCTATTGCCCGCGTTCGAGGCTGGCCCCGTCACGCTGGGCAGCACATTCTTTGCAGCGATCACCGAGCAAATTGACGGGCGTATCGTGGATCAATTGAATGCGAGTAATCGCGATGATTGATAAACAATACGAAATGCCGATTGTACTACAAGTGATTTTAGCCATCGTCACACTGTTTGCCCTTTGGATTCTACTAAGCGTATTGTTAAGTTTTTAAGAAAATGAAGGATAAATCATGCAAAAACTTACTCAACGGTTATTGGATGGAATGCCATACACCCCAGCAGCAAAAACAGATGTCAGTAAGACGTGGGCTAAATATGGTTGGATTCCACCTAGCAAATTGAAGGAGGAAGAATGCAATTTACCATCGTTATCATCGCAATACTCGCCATCGGTAGTGGAGTTTTCTACTACCAAAAAACGGAAACACAGATAGACCAATTGCAACACGAACTAATAACAATGCAGAACGACCAGATAGATTACACCAGCCACATTGCACGTCTAACTGGTCTACTGCGCCGACATCACATTAAATACGGAGAAATAGATGCTAAACGAAAATGATATTCAAGACATGGCTACTGCTGAACCAGTGCAAGAAGCACCAAAATTAGTTGGTTATATCGTGATCTTGCCNGGTGAACCCGGCTCNAAACTGCCTGAACCNATGATTGGTTTATACGTTGAGCCATCAGCAGCAATCATTAAGAAATGGAAAGCCATCGGCTTTGATTATCGACCAGTAGAAGCAGCCTCATTTTAATTAAAAGGAAATAGCCATGAAAACCACCTTCATCGCTTTTGCAGCACTCGCACTCGCAGCCTGTTCACAAACACCTATGTATCAAAAAGAGAACGCGCCTATTCGCGGATATAACGGTTTACAGGCCATGACGCAAGATCAAGTTATTCAACAAACGCATAATTGTCTGGATGCCAATATGCGACCCAGCATTGAATATATGAACCAACAATACTCCAATGGCAGCGTACAAGTACCTGTACAGGTTAATTGCTATCCATCTTGGAGAAGGTAAATGTTTATCGGTTTTCGTAAAATATTTGCGCGACCCGAAACCGATGCACCCAGCATGGGCAGCATTAAGCTGTCGGATGACCACGGCGTGTTTTGGGTATTCAATCCACAGCAAGACATTACGCCTTACGAACTGGCTAAACTGATGCCACTGTTTTCCATGCTGCCGCTCTGTTTAAAAACAGGGCTGAATTGGCAGGGCTATGTGGAAAAGTATGGTTTGTGGCGACACTTTGAGGCACAGAAATGAAAGCGGATCAAATTCAATATGGCGGTACGCATTACAAAGACATGGGGATGCAGCCGTGGGAGGTGATGGAGTGCCTTTTAACCAAAGAGGAATTCATCGGCTTTTTGAAAGGCAACATCATTAAATATTCCATGAGAGCTGGTGTAAAGGGCGAAGCAAAAACGGACTATGACAAGGCCAGACACTACCGCCAGAAATTATACGAGGTATTAGGAAAATGACATTTGAATATGGAGCCAAGCTGAAGGATAAGAACAGATGAGCGACAATTTATTAACTAAAGGAGAATCAAAAATGGAAACAATTACAATTAATGGCGTTGAGTATGTTCGTGCAGATAGCGCACCATCAGGAAACAGAGCAGTTATTGTCGTTGATCGTGGGTGGATTTTTGCCGGTGATGTAGTTCGTGAAAACGGACGGATTCGATTGAGCCGTGCCGTCAACGTAGTACGATGGGACACAATCGGATTTGACGGAATGATCGCCAATCCAAAATCTGAAAACGTCATAATCAAGACAATTCCGAACGGTGTTGATATTCCAGAGGTGGCTGAAGTGTTTTGCGTCCCCGTTTCAGATGGTTGGGGTTTGTGATGTTTAGACCTATTGGCTACGACAACGGAGACGGCAACGGCTACGGCATCGCCTACGGCTACGGCTACGGCATCGCCTACGGCAACGGAGACGGCTACGGCAACGGCATTGGCTACGGCTACGGAGACGGCATCGGCTACGGCTACGGCATCGCCTACGGCAACGGCAACGGCAACGGCTACGGCATCGCCTACGGCAACGGAGACGGCTACGGCTACGGCTACGGAACGGTTGGATGTCTCAGGATGCTGAACCAACGAAGTGTCGTTGTAATGCAAGGAGTAGAAGAATGAACGAACGTCTGATGGAACTGTATGACCAAGCAATCATTTTAGAGGGTAATGATGACTATGTGGCAGGTGAGTTAGACCCTGTTAAGTTTGCCGAGTTGATTGTGCGGGAATGTGCTCGCAAAGTCACTGGAAATGAGGCACTGAACATTTTTGAACATTTTGGAGTTGAATAATGAAAGAAGAAAAGTTTCAAATTCGAGAACTTGCCAAACAGGCTGGATTTATGCCGAGTAATTTTATTTCGAGATGGGACGCTGAATTCGTCCTGTTTGCCGAGTTGATTGTCAAGGAATGTATTGACATTGTTGGTGTTGGTGGTGAATTTGCTAGCCGTTCTAAACTGGTTGAAAAACTACAAGAACATTTTGGAGTTGAAGATGACTGAACAAGAAATTATTGAGACGGCTATTCAAGGCCATGCAAGCACTCGTGATGCGATTCGGTGGGCAATCAAACAGGCACTGCTAGGAAAGCAAACTTGCGATATGGGTGAACTGTGTTTGCAATGCCCTGATGCACAACCAAGTCAAGAGCATTTCGAGCCTGTGGGTAAGTTTGCTAAGTTTAGCGATGGTATATGGCGTGAAGTAACTGATGGGTCTGCGGGAATTCCTCTCTACACCAAAACTCAAGGATAAGAACACATGAAAACCAAAGAAGAAATCAAAGAAGCCTTGGCAGAGCCAGAGCAGGAGCAAAAATGAAAACGACTTTGAACAAAATTAGAGAACATAGCCCATGTGTAAAAAGATGGGAAAAGCTGTTGCGCTATCTTGGAAAAACTAAAGCAGACGATGCGCCATTGCCAATCTCAACCATCATAGACAGCAACGGTCTAGACGATGCTTTCTGGTGTCTGATAGCCGTGGAAGAACATGAACGTGAACTTCGACTTTACGCCGTATGGTGCGCTAGACAAGTGCAACATTTAATGAAAGACCAACGAAGCCTCGATGCCTTAGATGTTGCAGAGCGTTATGCCAATGAGAAAGCAACAGCCGATGAATTGGATGCTGCGAGGGATGCTGCGTGGGATGCTGCAAGGGCTGATGCGAGGGATGCTGCGTGGGCTGCTGTGAGGGCTGCTGCGAGGTCTGCTGCGTGGGATGCTGCGAGGGATGCTGCGTGGGCTGCTGCGGGGGCTGCTGCGGGGGCTGCTGCAAGGGATGCTGTAAGGGCTGCTGCTAAAAATGCCCAAGAAATAGAACTGCGTAGGATTTGTGAAAAGATTTAATTACATATACGCAAGCAAAACTCAAGGATAAGAACACATGAACGAACGTCTGATGGAACTGTATGACCAAGCAATCATTGTAGAGGGCAATGGTGACTATGTGGCAGGTGAGTTGGATCCTTTTAAGTTTGCCGATTTGATTGTGCGGGAATGCGCCAATGTAATTGCTGAGCATTATGATTCTAGCGAGCCTTGGATAACACCAGACACACTTATTTATCATTTTGGAGTAGAAGAATGAACGAACGAATTCGAGAACTTGCCCATGAGGCCGGGTTACCAACATACAACCCTGATGGTCTTCCCACCAAACTCGAAAAGTTCGCAGAGTTGATTGTCAGGGAATGTGCCGAAGTTTCTATCAATAATGGATGCGGAGATTTTGTTGATATTGAACAAAAGTTGTTTGAACATTTTGGAGTTGAATAATGACCAATCAAGAACTTGTTGATACGCTGAACACAGCCAGTGAAAGTGCTGGTGGCAATATTGCCCTGTCCATGCTGTTGAAAATTGCCGCAGACCGTATTCTAGAATTGGATGACCGATGTGATGAATTGACCGCAGACAAAGGTACTTATTTTAGGTTATATGAAGCATTGTGTATTAAAGTTGAATCAGACAAGAGGGCAGATGAAAAAAATTTTTCCTGATATGTTGACCNCGCAAGAGCATCAAGAAATATTGCGCATTGTAGCCCGATGGGACTANGCAACTGAAGCGGCNATAGAATCGTATTTACTTGGTAAAAAACGGTCTGACAACGTAGCGCAAGCATACCAAAAAGGGTTTGATGATGGGCGTAGAACGATAGAAAGTAAGGAAGAGAACAGATGACACAACAAGAAATCATTGAGATGGCTAGACAGGCTGGGTTTGACCCGCACGACATGAGTTCAGACTTTACTTGTAATTTGGAAAACATTAACGCATTTGCCAAACTGGTAGCGGAGCATGAGCGTGAAGCGTGTATTGAAATTGCTGAAAAGCAACGCTATGCAATGCACATAAGTTTGACTTCTCACCCACCTCAAAACGGCACAGCAGTTGGAATTGCAAATCAAATCAGAGCAAGAGGGCAAGCAGAGGATAAGAACATATGACACGCGAAGCAATGATAGCTGCATTAGATGCACTTCAAGACGTGACGTTTTATGCCAGCAACACCGATGGCAGCGTTACCATGCCATATAAAGTGGACGGTGATGACACCGAGGCCAAACGATGTGATCGTGCCATCAGAATGTTATTGGAAGCATTAAACAGCAATGGGAGATTACAGTGAGCGCATTAAAACGACCTTCCGCAGAAATCAAGGAACTCTGGGAAAAGTCATATAGTAATTACGGAGTTTTCGCCGATCTTATATTGGAATCGCAGAAGAAGCAGCCACTTAGCCCCAATCAACTGCATGATTTGTGGAAAGCCAGCGTAGGCTACATCTCATTTGCCCGCAAAATTGAACAACTGCATCAAATAGGAGAAAAACCCAATGATACAGACGAACCTGTTTGATAAAAAAGTGTTTGATAAAATATTTGGTACTGATCCTCATAAATTGGTTCGCGCCAGTAGCCCGAACACGTCTAAGGCAGCAGCACATTCAGTGGACACCAGCAACTTAGAGCAATTAGTACTAGGAACAATCGCTGCATTTGGTCGGCTTGGTTGCATTAGCGATGATGTCCTTCATGCGCTCGATGGATTACCCTACAGCAGCGTCACGGCGCGATACAAAGCGTTGGCTGATAAAGGGTTGATTGAGTATACGGGTGAGACGCGCAAAGGCAAATCAGGCCGCGCACAACGAGTCATGAGGGCCGTCAAATGCTAGAGTTTCGCATAGGATTGATTATTGGNGGCTTGCTGGGGTTCTTATCTTTTCTGATAGTCCAATACTTAACTTAGATCGCAGGAATCATCGTGGCTGAAGACAAGATGTGCATTGATGGCAAGCCCCATACTTGGTGGCGCGATCCAGACGGAGATTTGGAATGCTTGCGCTGCGGTGAAATAATAGAGAAAAAGACCCCCTCTCGAAGAGGGGGAAAAGATCGTCTGCCGAGGAAAGAGCTAGACGATCTGGAGGAAAACTAATTTACTTGATTCATCTTTGCGTGGATCGCCTCGTCTTTCGCCTGTGATCCAGCAGAGCTACCAAAATAAAAGGCACAAATTCCTGTCCAGGCTGTACCCAAACTACCCAACATAATATCTACTTCAGTAGCCTGATTGATTTTGCCCAACATCAGGCCTACCAATATTCCGAAGAATCCAACAGTAACCGCAACTGCGAGAAAAGGGGGAACCCATGATTTGACGTTTTTCTGCATATCTCGCGCAGACGCACGATCATCATTGCTTAACTTGGCAAAATCCAATCCTAGTTCCTGTGCCTTAGCCTTCAAATTCACTTCAGCCAATTGAATTGCAGCAACTTGTTCGGCAGTCATTTTATTGGATTCAACCATTTTTTGTACGTCATCACCTGACATACCCAAAGCCGATTCCAATCCGCTGATTGCCATACCAGCCACTGGGCTGCCAAGGGCTGATGCTACGGTCGGAGCCAGTTTTGCAATAGTATCAATCCAATCAGCCATGTTAGTTCCTCTTATTCCAAAGATCGAAAAGGGTTTTAACCTTATCTTCAATCATGCCAATTCTTACATCCATTTTTGCCAATACGATAACCAAAGTAATAAAACCAATTACCATAGGCCAAATTTTTGCAAGAAGTTCAACGGTATCCATTATGGCTTATCCGCTTTGGCATCCAATTTTTCAAAAATTTGATCCAACTTCATCAAAATTCTATTGATGTCGCGCTGATAGTCTTCTTTATTTATATATTTGTCTGGCATAGCGGACAGTTTATCCTCGATCTTAATGATTGAAGATGACAGATTATTGAGTATCCAGCCACCAAAGAAACCCGCTATTCCAAAGCCAGCGTTAATCAGCGTTTGTGTGTCCATCTTCTTCCTCATTGAATAGTTCTGCTTCTTTGATACGGCGATCATGTAATCCTTTTAATACACGTCCACCCGCTTTATCCCAACGCAAAAACTCTTGTTCAACTTCGTCAAACTTATTTGCATTGACCTTTTTTAGCAAAGTAGACTGCGCAAAGTTTCCACCGCCCACATTAAAACAGAAGTCTACCAAAGCATCATATTGATGTTGGTTTATTTCAACTTTGACAAACGCTTTCACGCAATCTTCAGCGTGACGTACATCNTGTAACAATCTTGCTTCAGCCTGTGCCGCAGTAATCGACAATCCTTCNACAACATCACCGCCTGTGCTGCCATAACCAATTGTCCAAATACCAGCCGGACACTGATANGCAGTCAACTTGCANCCTTCAGCCATTTTTACTAAGTCGATGCCATCGTGATCAAAGTGTAAGTCTTCGTGCATAATCTTAAGTCCTGATAATGAAATAAACAGCCAAATAGGGGCTGATTGTATTAAACGCCGANCCTGATCCAGTGTTACCAATGCTCGTATCAGTAATTGTTCCTGTTGTTGTCGCAGTAGTGGTATTCACCGATGTAGTCGTTGTTGTGGATACAGGCACACTCAATGTCAATGTGGTAGTAGTTGAAACAGGAGTACTGAGCGTTAATGATGTTGAAGTGTTAGTACTGGTGTTCAACGTCAATGCAGTATTGGTACTAGTTGTAGTTCCTAGTCCAACCAAAGTAACTGCNGTGTTNGTCGTTACCGATCCAGATGGCGTACCAGCAGATGTNCTTCCAATNGTGACATTTGCAAAACCTGTTGCGGTGTTATAACTCGTTGGTTGTGGATAANCCACATCGAATCCACCACCACCAGAACTACTTGCATTAGGTCTGTACGGAATATTGTGAATGTGTCCACTATCTACCGCACTGTGCGTATGCACTCCAAGCGCATTACCCGTGAAGGTAGAAGTCGAGACAGCAGTTGCACTTCCAGTCGTATTGCTGGTTGAAGTAGATACCGCTGTACCTGTGGTCGTGGATGTTGATGTTGATACCGCCGATCCAGTTGGCGTGGCAACGGAAGAAGAAATTGCGGAACCAGTTGGAGTGCTAGTAGAAACAGAATTAGAAGTCGCAGTCGAATTTGATATCGAATTAGACGTGGAAGTAGACGTTGATACAGCACTATGATTGTGAGAGGGTAGGTTAGGTGTGGTCAGTGTAGTCGTAATTGATCCACCACTTGCCGCTAATCCATAAATAGCACCCGCACCAATCGGCATCAAGTTTTGGAAATTCGGCACATTAAATGTTGTTGAGCCATCTCCAGAACCAAAGCTAATTCCTAATATCGCAAATAATCCAGAATAACTGGTACGCGATACAGCCTGNCCATTACATAACAACCATCCTGAAGGCGGNGTAACATTCGTCCACATAATCACCGAGCCTGTTGGCTGTGTGATCGTGCTAGAAGCAGGGCTAGTTGTTGGATTTAATAATACCCATGCTCCAAAAGTACTATTAAAAATCATCTGTACATCACCATAAGCACCCGGAATATCTCCGGTNGCCAGTGTTACATTTGCACCCTTCACAATNCCATACGGGCCAAGAACCGTGGTTCCTAAAGTTAATGTAAGCGTAGGATTGTTGACCGAGTTGCTCGCCGTAGANTTAAACGTGATCATCATTCCATCGTTTAATGCAGTCAAACTAGATGGCAAAGTCAATGTGATGATATCTGCTGTTCCGGTCGCTACGCCAAATTGATAGACGTTTTGCTGTAATTGATCTACTTGAACGGTGCTGGCAATCGTACCGGCAGTGGGCAAGTTAGAAGCAATATCACCCGCCGACCATGCCTGAGCAGTCGTGCCTTCCTGACCGCGAAGCACTGTACATACATCGCCTGTCCGTGAAGTACATAACGTGATCTCATGCTGCAACCGAGTAGTTGCATCAGTTAAAGATAACTTAAATGCTTGATCGCCAGTAGGCGAAGGAAATGCCGCACCCGTTCCCGTAGCCAAAGTAATCGTTGTATTGGTCGAACTGATTGAGTTAGCAATCGTTGTGGACGCATTGTTTGCAGCAATAATGACAGCCATTAGAATGATCCTCCGGCAGCACTATTGATTGGGTTTAACAAAACCCATTTTGAATATTGGTTGTTATAAACCATGTTGCAAATCATGTCGGGTTGAATGTCACCCGTCAACAAGGCTTGATTGTCCATCTTCACAATAGTGATTGCACTTTGTTGAGTGCTGCCTAGTGTTAATTGCAACGTAGGAGTATTGGTTGTATTCGCAAAAATTGCTCTAAAACTGAATGCCATGCCATCGTTAATTGCAGTCAACATACTGGTAATCGTGACTAAAATCGCATCTGGCGTTCCAGTAGCAGCAGCGTAAGTAAATTTTGAATTCTGTAAGGTGTCTGGTTGCACGGTATAGTTATTCACCAAAGAAGAAGTAATAAGATTCGATACAATGTCGCCCGTTGCCCAATTTCGAGCAATTGTGCCTTCTTGTGCGCGTAAAACAGTTAATTGATTATTCGTTCTTGCAGTGCATAAACAGATTTCACGAATCAATGATGTAGCTGCATCGGACAACGTTACGGTAAAGCCTTGCCCGGCAGCAGGGCTAGGAAATACACCACCCGTATCCACAGCCACGGTGATGACAGTACCGGATGATAATAGCGGTGCGCCCAATGTTGTCGTACCTTGATTGGATGCCAAAAGAACTGTCATATTAAGCCTCTACGTCTACAAAAAATGTGTACCCAAATGGCAAATTCACCGCATTACTATCAATTGCTTCTTGAAGCTGGTATGCCACTATAGGCAAAAATCCGTATTCAGTATGTCGGGTTGTTGTATTGGTGTTATTGTAAACGCTAGTATTGTATTCGGGGAAATCATAATCTCCCTGTTCCGCAACAATAACGGTTTGAGTAAGATAGATTTTAATTGTGACAACATCTTTGCCGGGATGTTCTGCGGTATCAAACTCAACCGATACCGGATAGGTTTCAGTCAAAAACGGAGCCGCTCCATTCGGCCCAATCAACCACCTCATACAACGCCGTTTCAACCAAGCAATATTGAATTGCTTACCATCGCCTTTATATAAATTCCACGTCAATATCCGCTTGTAAACATCATCACTGGTTTCAAAATATTGACCGATACTCACTTGGTTAAACCGATTGTAAGTATCAATATTATAATCATCAGAATTATATGTTCCTGCCCCAACCAAGTTACCGACCGATAAAGTCGGTCTAGGATTACCATACAATCCCGCGCCCACCCAATCCAGCAAATAATTGATGATGACCGGATTGGTGTAAACAGGCAGGTTTAAAGCATTGAAAGCATTAAGGTATTCTTGAGCCACAATATTGTAGGCTTGGAAGAATGCCACAATGTTCGCATCATCGTTATATTGAACGTAAGGGTAGGACGGGATGATCGTCTGGCGCGTGACGTTCGTGGTAGCCATTATTGTTGCGTCACCGAAACTTGACCCAAAGTCGTTTCAAAGTATGACTGTGGATCACCATAAATCAAGCCAGTACCAGCCAAAGGCGAAAGTTCAATACCATTCACAGTCACAATAATATTAATTACGCTGATTTGACTAGGCTGCACCAAAGTTGATATAGATGCTAGAAAGACGGTTTGTAATTCAAAAATGTTGAGCGGTTGACCTACAGCAATCGAATTCACATAATTCACAATCGGTTGTCCAGCCAGCGATGCTATGGCTGATGCTGAAACAACATTGGTTGCAATCGTATTCCAAGTAATTGCAACGGTTGTAAACTGAAAGAATGGAATCACCAAAGGAATGGAATATACGTCAGGGAAATCATTGATGCTTACTAATTGATTTCTTAGATTTGGAGTAACGATACCGCCTGAAACATAAGTACCGGATGACGTTGTGTTTTTTCCAATGCTAAAACTGTTGGGTGTGATAACTGTCACCGTCAACGGCGTGTTATTGATTCCTGTCATTCCCGTTACACCCGTCACATTGATGACTTGACCTGTGGAATACCCATGCGTTAAATCGGTTGTCATCACGCCGGGGTTGGCATTCGTGATACCAGTGACTTTTAACTGAGAGGGTAATAACTGATTGATATCAAATAGCCCTTGATAAACCGCATAGGCCATTAAATAGGGATCACCACCAGCACACATAATGAGCCAACCACCACCCACGACTTGCTGTAAAGAAATCAAACGATTGAGTACCCCGGGTACTTTTGCTAATTGTGTTTTTAGAAATGTTGGCATTCCCTGCGCGGATGCCTGTCCAGCCTCTAGTACTCTTGCGCGATATTGCTCGGTCGTTTCAGCCGCCTCTGATGGCGTACCCGTGACCGGATTAGTCACCGCTAACTGTATGCTGGTTGGCACAGAGGTTGAAATCGTTGTAACTGTTCCAACTGGAACTGCCCATGATCCAGATACCGTTGCTACCGCAAATAATTGTGCGGAAAGACCATTGGTTCCACCGGGTGGTGCTGCACCAATAATGCCACCATCTTGAATTACATACTGATAAGTACTATCTGAAACAATGAAACCTTTTGAGATTACGAAACCGGGAGTGCCTGTAAATTGCACATAAACCGATGTATTGCTGGCTGCACCGGGTTGAATGCCATACATAATTCCCAATTGATTGAGAATGAAGGCATTTGCTCCATAGGGAGTAACACTATTGAGTAACTCAACATAGGCTTGATCGCAAAGTGATACTGCACCGGTAGCGGTAGAAGATAAATCTTCGATCAGCGAGGCGGGCAATGATGCTGTCAGACCGGGTGATAGCGTCTGAGCAATTGCAATCAGTTCCGCATTCAGCGTACTAGGTGGTGTCGGTTGCGCCCCGGCGATGGATAATACTGTCGGTATAGTCACGGATGTAGCCATAAATCCTCCTATACGCGATTGTAGCAAAAAGGGGCTAAAAAGCCCCTTTTTATTGACGATAAACTACTGATTAAGCAGCGGGTGCTTCGGCTTGGGCAGCGTCAGCAACAGGAGGATCGGCAGCAGGGGGATTGCGCAGTTCTTCAGGCAGTTGAGGCAATGCGATGTTCTGAATGCCTTGAATAATGTTGAACACATCTTTTGCTTTGCACTCGCCAAGTGCAGCCAGTGCTGCATTGACTAAATCCAAAGGCAATGAAATTTGAGGATGTGCTTGTACTTCAGTTTGTGCTTGATCAGACATTTCTATTCTCCAAATGATGTCCGGCGGTGTTACCGGATATCGGGATTATACAATTACTTTGTTACCGATGACCAAGGCAAAGGTGTGTTTTGTGGTGATACTGGTGGGTTGATAATGGATTCCAACTGACCATCAATATTTGCATAGTAATTTGCTTGATTGTCGGTTTG